CCTGATGTAGTTGTAATCGAAGCGCCAGTAATAAAACTAGTACCTTGAATATAACTACCACTTGTAACTGTTACTGCTGTACCGTTAGTAGCAGTAATTGTGTTACCACTTACTGTTGCTAGTGTTGGAGTAAATTTAATACCAGTTGTTGCTTGTGTAATTACATCAGTTGCTAGATAAGCTACTGTTGCTGTACCAGCTACCGTAATTTGACCAGATACTGGTGAAAAATATGGAGTACCTGTTGCACGAGTTGCACCTTCGCCAGTTAACAATGGAACTGAAAATAACAATGTTGGAGTTGCAGTATATGTACCTGCTGTTCCTACTGTTGCACTTGCTATGCTTGCTCCGCCTAAATCAGCATCGCCTGCTGTGTTTGCGGCACCTAAATTGCCATCTGCGCCGCGGTTACGTGCGCCTAAATATTTTTTGTTTAATGGACGTCCCATTTGTTTTCTCCTTAAGTGACGTTCTAGGTCAATACGCAGTGGGTAACTGCATAAACTTGCCCAATGCAAGCTGACAATGTATTTATGCGTAAGTGATTCTTAAGGCCGCTTGAGAGATATAAGCCAAATCGCTATGCGGATATATTATATTACTTTTAAAACTTACTACAATACCAAAAGTTGGATCAGCTATATTGGCCGCTGTAAGCCCAGTAGTACCCCATAAATCACTACGACCTCCATAGACATTTAAATCTCCAACTGGCGTTAATGGCACATCATTAGGGCCACCTCCTGTGTACATGTTGCTTTGCACAGGATTAATTGTACTAGCATAGTTGTTGCCAATAAGATTACCGTTTAATGTTAGTTGTATTAACAAATCTTCAATACGTGCGGCACGGCGAATGTTTAATGAAAATTCTATACCAACAGGAGTTTGTCCAGTATTAGGAAACTTATATCCAGTACACCACAGTTGGCTTGTGTTAGATAAAAATGTTTCCATCCACAAACCACTAATTGTATATAAAGGTTTTTTAGTAATTGCTTCAACATTCTCAACAATAGTAGTAGGATTAAATTTCCAATCAATACTAGGAATACCTGTTATATTATTAGGAATAGTTACATTAGAAATAGTAGTTGGATTAAGAAACAAGGTTTGTGTCATCATATATTTACCCAAACAAAAAGGCTTCCGAAGAAGCCTTTTATTTTATTACATAAACCTCTTAGGTTATCAAATTAACTGAACTTAACGTTAGCTGAAGTGATAGCAACTAGACCTAAATAGTCAGCGGCGTTACCTAGAGAAGATGCAGTATTTGACAACTCAACATAACCATAACGTGTCATGAATGATACGACTGGTTCAAATGTTGATGGGTCAAGAACAACACCACTGCTCATCAATGGAATGTATGGGCAATAGAATGCTGGAGCATCTGATTCGCTTGATCCTTTGTATCCGATTAGGATTGAAGAAGAATCTTGAGCGTAACTGTTTACATAAATCTTCATAGCACCGTTCAATGTACCAACGAACTTAGTGTTTGTTGGAGCTTCGAATGTACCTTCTGTTGTACGAGCAAATGCGCTAGTAGTAGCAGATTGAAGAATTGTCAATGCAAATGGGCTAACAACAGCGTAGTTACCTGCGCCACGACGTGTACGTTGAGCGATCAAGTTGCTTACGCGATTGATCTGAACTGCCAATGCGGCATGCTCGTCACCAACGAATGTTGCTGTACCAGAAACAGCTGACTGGTCATAAGTTTGTGTAGCTGAACCAGCTAGACTTGTTAATGACGCAATGATTTCTTGGTCGATTTCAGCAGTGATTTCTTGTGCTAGAGCAGCCATTACTTCTGCTTCAACGTCAATACCTTGCTGAGCTTGTGCATCCTGAGCTGATTCAAATGTCCAACGAGCTGACAATTTACGTGTTTTCGCTTCAACAGTTTGTTTCAAGATTTGGATGCTCATTCTGTTACCTGCTACACCTTCTAGTGTTGCTGTTGAAGCTGCCTTAGCGGCTGCATCGTTAGCATTACCAGAATATGAAGCCGCAATCTTGAATGGGCTTAGTGCTTCTTCACCAGCTAGTACGTTAGCACCTGCTGAAGTATCACTATAACGCACACGTAGAGTGTGGATTTGACCGACTGGGCCAGTCATTGGTTGTACACCAACTAACTCGTTAGCAATAACGGTTGGCATAACACGACGAATCACCGGTAGAATTACGCGGTTTAATGTTGCAACGTTACCAGCAGAAGTAGCACCAGCAGTTGGAGATTCCATCAAATACTTGCGAGTATTTTCTAGGGTCACACCCATTACTGATTTTTTAGTGCCTTGTAAGCCTTCTAATAGGGCTTCCTTAGTTTCTGCCCAACGTCCGTTTAATAGTTCTGACATTTAAATTTCTCCTTAAAATTTTAGTCCGGCAAGTCTGCGAATGTCAACAATATTACTGCTGTCACTTGACTCACTGCTATTTTGGTTGTTGGAAATCTTATTTCCGGTTATTTCTTTAGCCTCTACTAGTGCCTGTTTCTTCTGCGGAGCTTTACCACCAGCAAGAACTGATGGAAGATACTTGTCAAAACTTTCGTTTAACTTAGTAGTCTTAACGCTCTCCATTAACTCGCTCATGATTTCACGTTGTTCCTTATTTAGAGGAGCAAGCAATTCACTCATGATTTCTTTTCTTTCTGTAGCTTCTTTCAAAGCACGGATTTCAGCATCTTTACTTTCTAGGATCTGCTCTGCCTTAACTACCGCTTGAGCGGCTTCTTGCATTGCTTGATCTTTCAAGTCTATGACTTTGAGTAATTTTGATGTTTCCGATTTTTCATTTAGGTAGCTGCCTTGGTATTCTGCGGCAAAAGCCTCGAATAACTTGCGGCCAAAGTCTGCACGACGAGCGGCTTCGATGTCTTCTTTCAATGTCTTCATTTCAGAACGTAGTCCTGAACTTACAACACCTTCGACCATCTTAGCGGCACGAGTTACAAATGCTTCTTTTACCTTCTTGATTTCTTGACGACCTTCACGGATTAAGCGTACTTTAGTTTCTGCTAAGTCCTTCTTGTCAGTCATAAACTCTGTAATTTCTTGAGCTAAAGCTTCTACAACGAATTGTTCTAGTTTGCCAAATTTGCTTGCCATTGTCACTTGATCTTCGTGTAGTTCACGAACTTCTTTAGCCAATTGACGTGTAACAAATTCTTTCATTACTTCTGCGTCTTTCTTCATCTTCTTAGCATACTTGACTTTCATCTCAGCTAATTGATTACGATCGTCCGCGAACTCAACAATTTCTTGTGATAATTGTTCAGAGATCATACGATCTACTGCTTCAATCATTGTGTTTTTGTCGTGTTCATATTTTTGTGCAAACTCTTCGCGTAGTTGTTGAGCAACTTGTTCACGGTTCTCGTTGATACGAGATTCCCATGCTTGCTCGATCGAAGCTTTGATCTCTTCCGAAATCACATTGTTTTCAAATAACTGTTTTAGCGCATCCAACATGTGATTCTCCTTGTTATTGGAGTCGGCTTATTATACCTAATAAGCTCTCTTTGAGATATTTTTGTGCTTTAGGATCACCTTTCACCTCTTGCGCTATACGCAAGGCACTTAGACCACCGCGATTATTCATCAAGTGTTCGTAAATTGGTGTGGGATATGCTCCTGGAGCACTGGGTTGAGCTACCATATCTACTGTGATAATCTCAAAATCCGATACTTCACCGGATCCGTCATCTCTGACGTTTCCGGATCCGCGACTTGAAACACCTAACTTGACTCCGCTTTCCAGCATTGTCTTGATTAGTTGTCCCATAGGGGTTGGTAAAATTTTCAGTTTACCGTAACCGTTAGGACCGTCCATCCACATATTAACTATCATATGGCTTACACGGTCCAGGTTAATTTTTAGATCATCTGGATGATCTACTTCTCCAAGAACTGAATAACCGTTTTGAATCTGATCGTTTAAGGTCTTGACAGCCTTGCCAATCTCATTCACAGGGTAAACACGCTGGTTAGCGTTACGAATACCGCCCTGGATACAAATCCCGGACATGTATAGGTTTTTCCCATCTTTGTCATCAGACTCAACGATCATTTTTGCTTCGTTGAAACTGAGATTCTCTCGGAGGTATAGTGACATATATTAGTATGTACTCTTTATTATCTTACACGCTTGCTGATCAAACTCTTAGTATTGCTTTCGCCTTTACCACTTGAGTCTGTTGCACCAACTTGCTTACCTGGCTTGTTGAAACCGCTTTGACGATCAATTCCACCACCTGGTACTTGTTTCTTAAATGCTGATTTACCTGCATCACTACCTGGACGATTGTGTACGTTTAAACCTGCTGTTAAGTCTTGTGTTGATGGCTTTAGTAAACCACCTTTTGTTCCGCCAGCTTTAACGCCTGCGTCACCGTGTACTTCAACGTAATTCTGAGCGATGTTAGCAACTGTACCGCCCATATCGTTCTTCATGTTGTCGATTGTTGACTTAGTGTTAACACCGTTGTCGCCATGCTTTGGTGGGCTAACTTTGTTAACGTATTCCATCATTGGCATTTCCATACCTTCGTCTTCCATACCTGCGTCGATATCATGCATTGGCATACCGTCGCCATGAATACCAGGTTCGTTTTCTTCTTCGTGTTCTTCACCAGCTAATAGCTGTTCAAATTCTGCTTTTAGATCTTCTAGTGCATCTTCTAGATCCATAACGCGGTCTTCTAAACCTTCGTCACCTTCGCCGTCGTCATCGCTAGCAAATGGATCTTCTTCGCCATCATCTTCGCCATCATCTTCGCCATCATCTGCTGGCTCTTCTTCGCCATCATCATCTTCTGCGTCATCAGATTCTTCTTCTGAACCTTCTTCTTCCTCAGCGCCTTCTTCTTCCATGTCTTCTTCTACAGA